TCCAAATTTCGAGACAAATGGGGGTGTAAATGTCTTTTGACAACGGGGTAAATGACATGCCTGGAAATACGCAATACCTCACGCCATCAGAACTGGTGGCGCGCTACAAACAGACCATCACCATTCGGACATTGGCCAACTGGCGCAGCACCGGCGAAGGCCCACGCTACACCAAGATCGGTGGCCGCGTTCTTTATCCGACGAATGCCGTGACTGAATGGGAAAACGCCCGAACTTTGGGTGTAAAAGCGTGAACGCGATCTCTGGGGCACCCGCAAGGGCACCCCCGTGAAATTGGCCCCCTTGCGGGGCCATTTTTTTATGTGTGATTTCAGTGGTTTAGGTGGTGAGCGCTGTGGGGGTCGAACCCACGACCTACTGATTAAAAGACGGATCGGATGCCATCACAGGTTGTCACGCGTTTTACCAAGAAAACGCTTTAGACCATTGAAAAACCAAGACAAAATCGGCTCCAAACTGCTAACCCATTGAAGCCATAAACCTTTGAGACTTCAACCATGGGGCACCCGTTAGGGCACCCTGAAAAAACGGTTGTATACATGTAATTTACATGGCGCAAAAATTGCAGTTCTGGTATTTACCAACCATGCGACAGACAGCCTTTAGCCTGGTAGAAATCGAAGTCGACGGCGTCGTGCATGTTGGCCAGTATTGGAAACACAACGGCATGATCACGGTCAGCAATGGCGAACAGCAAAAGACCACGCAGATCGGCGGACATCCGCCAGACCTGTTGGCCAAGATGCTGCTGCGTGAGATTGTCAAGCCGCGGGATTAATTCCGTGGGCGGCTTCGATTGCGCGGACACTTTGCGTAAACAACTCCATGTCCTCTTTGCGAAGCGCTCCATAACCAAGAACGTCAATTGCAATTGGCTCAATCTGCTCATCCGTCAGCGGCTGGCGTGGTTGGGTGCAAAGTTCATCTAGCGCAGCCGAATACTCAGCATAATCATCGTCGCCTAAGTTATTCCGCAAGAAGCGGTCAATCATGTCGTAGCTCATACCCCACCCCCAGTCGCCTTGGCGATGGCGGCGCGGGCGTTTCGGTACATCGCGCCATGGTCGCCCCCGCATTCAGGTCCGTTTACCAACTCTTGTAGCGCATCCAGCAGTTCAGGCGCTGCGGCGATCAGGCGGGCGTTGATTTCTTCGTATTCGTATTTGCCTCTGGTAGACGCCAGTCGCGCAACGCGCTCCCCATTGGAGTCGACCACATCTAGATTTGCTTTTGCCGTCCACGGCCCAGGTGTGTGTTTGGTTTTCATAAATCCCTTTCGTTAGCCCGCGTGAAATTACGCGTGGGATAATTATGCACCCAAATTCCTTGGCTTTTCAGAATCTGTCAGAAGCTGTCGCGCTGACGCAACAGATGCCCTGTGACATTGCGTGAACTGAATTCTGAATATTCGTCAGCAGGTCTAATCCCCCGAAAAACCATGTCTTTTCAAGGCTGTGGCAGTCCACGGCGTGCAAATATTTGATTTTATTTGTAGTTTTGCCCATGGGGCACCCGTTAGGGCACTCTTACGCAAGGTAATTTTTTGGGGGATCGTTAGAAATATATCAATGATTTCAGTGCTTTAAGTGGTGAGCGCTGTGGGGGTCGAACCCACGACCTACTGATTAAAAGTCACAAAATAGCACATCACTGCACATCATTGCCGTTCACGATAAACCATTCCAAACCACTGTTTTCTGTTGCTTTTTGCCTTTGTTCTGCGCTAAAGCCTTGCTGCGCAAAGCGCCTGTGACTTTTGACAAAGGACACCCGTAGGGGCACCCAAACCATGATCAACGACCGCCAAATCAATTCAGCCATGAAAGCCTGCACCAGCGAAACAATACTGCGCGACGGTGCTGCCGGCCGTGGGACCGGCACGCTAATGCTGGTCATCCGCGCCACCGGATCCGGCGTGACCGCCAGCTGGTTCGGGCAATGGAAAACCGACGGCAAGCGCCACAAAAAGGCGCTGGGCCGTTACCCCGACATGTCGCTGCGTGAAGCCCGCGACTGCTATGCCTCGCAGATCCGCGCCGTGCTGGCGTCTGGCAAAAGCCCGCGTGTCGTTGTCTCGGTGACCGAACGGCCGACGGTGCAGCGGCTGTTCGATGCCTATGTCGACCAAATGGTGGCCGACGGCAAATCCAGCGCGGCCCAAGTGCGCCACAGCTTGAAACAGGTGTCCGAATTCCTGGGGCCGAACCGACCAGCTGGTGACGTCGATGCGTCCGATGTTGCCGCGTTTCTGGCCAGCGTCTACGGGCGTGGCGCCGCGGTGTACGCAGACCGGTTCCGGTCCTACATGTCGGCCGCGTTCAATTACGGCATGAAGGCCGCGCACGACTACAGGTCAGACCGTCGCCAGGACTGGGGCATCAAGATCAACCCAGTGACCGCGGTGCCCAAAGACACCGGTGCGGCCAAGGCACGCGACCGTGCGCTATCGTCGCAGGAAATCGCGCATCTGTGGCACGCCACGTTTGGCGCAGGCTTTGCGCTCGAAACGGCTGCGGCCATCCGGCTATTGATCTGCTGTGGCCAGCGCGTGCGCGAAACGTTGCGCATGGACGCCAGCGAAATCGACCTCGACACCGCGACGTGGACCATGCCGGCAGAAAAAACCAAGGTCGGCCGACTGCCGCATGTGGTGCCGCTGCCTGATCTGGCACTGCCAACGTTGCGCCAGCTGCTGCAGGTGCGGCCCACTGGTTTGTTGATGCCAATTTCGGACATGGGCATTTGCAGGGCATTGGCTCGGTGGCGCCAGACGGTGGGCGCCGAATATTTCCAGCCGCGTGACCTGCGCCGCACATGGAAATCGCGCACGCATGACGCCGGCGTCGACCGCTACACTCGCGACCTGATCCAGCAGCACGCCATGGGTGACACCGGCAGCCGGCATTACGACCGCGCCGACTACATGGCGCAGAAACGCGACGCCATGGCCAAGTGGAACAATTGGCTGGAAATCTGCCTACAATCTGCGAATGGATGAAGCCGACATCGCCAACGACATGATCATGCGGGAAATGAACTATCGCATTGCCGCGGTGCAGGCGAAAACCGCAAAGCCGTCACCCGAATCATGTGAACGTTGCGAAGATCCCATCACGCCGGCGCGGCGTGCACTTAATCTGCGCCTGTGCATCGAATGCGCAAAACTCAAAGAACGCCAAGACCGCCTGTTTACTCGGCGGTGACGACCTTGGCCCAGTCCTGCAGGCCGGTCACTTGGTCGCGGAATTCGACAGCTCTTTCTGCCAGGCTTCGATATGCTTTTGCGCACTGTCCAAGTAATTTTCGGGCGGCACTGGCTTCATTAGCGAAGCCGGCGGCGGCGGGATCTGTGGGGCTTGTACGGGCATTAAGTCGGTCGATCTGGTCGCGCAGGCTGTCAGCAGCAAGGGCAGCAGCAGCAGCGCGCTGGGCCAGTTCGGTTTGTTTTTCCATTGCATTCTGTGCGACCCTTTCATTCTGTTTTTGCCAGGCGCGTTCCTTGGCGCGTGCCGCTGCCTCTGCCTTGGCGGTGTTCTCTGCGACCTCGGCGCGATAGGTCGCCAGTTCGGTTTGGGCGATCTTCATGCGCACGTAGCTGGTGCCGGCAAACGCCAGAACCAGCGACAGCGCAACAGCCCACGCCCAGCTGGGCACCAGGTCCAGCAGCTTCATATTTTGCCCTTGTATTTTGGCATGCGGGTGTGCAGCACATCGTGCACATGGTGGCGATTGATGTCGCAAGCGCTGCGGCCGGCATACAGCGGTTTGGTTGACTTCAAACAAACCTTTTCGACGTGGCCAAACCACTTGTTGGGGTCGCAGCCTTCGCGCAGGCCGCATGCCCTGCGTTCGTTCAGCACGCCGCCGATGCCTCCGTTGTAGGCCGCATCAGTCATGGCCAGCTTGCCGTCGTTGTCGGCCACCAGCTTGTCCAGCCGGTTCCAGTTTGCACGCGTCATCAGGATCACCACGCGCATTTGCAGGTCTGGCCGCTGGTAAACGGTATCCCAGCGCAGGTCGTTCAGGCCCTTGGCGTCCAGGCGCTTGGCGTCTTCCAATGCATCGAACCTGGTGGATCCGTCGGCCTTGAATGCGCGGGTCAGCTGGCCAAGGCCGGCGCCTTCCTCGCGGTCGGATTTCAGGCGCGACGTGGGGTTCCAGCACTTGCTGTGCGTCAGGCTGATGCAGCTTTCATGTTCGATCAGGGCGCCGAAATAGTTGGGCGCGTAGAACGTTGGCCAGACCTCTTTCACCTGCTTGGATAGCGTTGGCAGGTGCTGGACCGCCTGCTCTGGGATGTAGGTGTTGACGTCGGGTGGTGGCGCGCGTTTGGTGGGCGCTGCATTGGCAGCCGCCGCCACGCTTAACGCGCACAGGATGGCCGCCAGGCGCTTCACTTTTGCACCTGTGCAAAGAACAGCAGCAAGCCGATCAGAACGCCAACGCGCATGATGCAAACGCCAAGATAGGCGATGCCGGCAGCGTAATTGCCCATGATCGACTGTTCGTAAAGGTCCTCACTCGATGCGGTGCCCAGCATGGCCTTGCAGATCGCGTAAGCCACGCCAGTGACCAGTAGTGCCTGCGCCCACAGCTGAACGCGCAGCAGGGTGTCGGCAAAGCCTGGCGACGGGTCGGTCCAAATGAACCAGACCAGGATCAGCACCGGAATGATGGTGAACTGCGACGTGCGTGAATTGATGGCTGAAAGAAATTTTTTCATGATTTAAACCCCAAAGTGGCCAATGAAGAAAAGAACGATGCCGAATGAACCGACACCAATGGACGCCCAGAATACGGGCATGAACACAGCGAGAATGGCCAGCGTTGCAGCCACGACGCCAAGCTGCAGGGCGATGCCTGCATAGGTGTAATACGGACCCTTGGCAGACGCCTTGTCGCGCTCTGCCTCGAATGCCTGGGCGCGGGCTTGGATCTCGGCCATGTCGTCTTTCATGCGCTTGGCATCGTCAGGGCGGTGGGCGGTTTCGTAGATCACCGAACGCACGTTCTTTGCCTGATACCAGGCCCACTGGTTGTTTGCCGCGATAGTCTTCGACAGCACTTTGCCCGAATTCGAATTGCCATAAAACCCGTTGATGGCAATGAAGGCGGCCAAAATACCGATCACCACGGCTGCGCGTTTCTTGATGATTATTTCAAGTTCACTGCGTGTCATTCTTCATCCTTATTTAGTTTGCGCTCTAGTTTAGCGATTTTACGGTTTTGCTGTTCGATCACAGCCTCTTGCTTCAGCAGCTTTTTCTCGGTGGTGCGCCAGATCAGAAATGCCAGCGGCAATCCCATCCACAGCGCCAGCGACAGGAAAATCACGACGACCCGAAACCAGGCGGTGTCACGTCTTGCCATCCTAACGACCACATCAGCGCCCACACCCAGATCGCCAGACCCAGTGCGACCGCCACCGCCACCAGGCGGTCGATTAGGAAAATTCGGGTTTGGTCGTGTAGCCATGCGTCTTGGTTTCGTTGGATGCGTTCGCGCTCACGGCGGGCGTGCTGCTCGTCCTGAACGGCGCCGTAGATGCTGTTGAAATTGTCCCACAAAGGACCAAGCTGTGGTGGCGCCTGCACGCGCATCATTTCGCTTAGTTTGCCGTAGGCGCCATCCAGTTCGTGCTTGATCTGCGACAACTCCAAAATGTCGCGTGGGTCTGGCCGGTCCATCGCGTAGACCTCGGCATAACGGCGTTCGCAGTATTCGCTCAGATCGCGGTGCTGCTGAAAAAAATCACCCACGTGTTTGACGAACTGCTGGACGATGTCGTCCTCGGTGGGCACGTGCCGGATGTATTCGTCTTTGGGTTTGGTGGTCTTGGCGGCCGGTGCAGCTGCAGCTGGCGGGGCAGGGGGCGGCTTGATGCCGAACAGCCCTTTGATGATGCCCCAGAACGTCTTGGCGTCTTTGACCAGGGCTTGGGCTTGCTCTGCTGCCTTTTTGATTTTTTGGACTTGGACGGTCCCTTCGCTCAGACATTCGCAGCAGAACTGAATGCCGTTGTAGGCGGCACGCAGGGCGGCAAGCGCTGTCAGCGGGTCCACATCACTTGGGCATGGCGTGCAGCCATGTGACCGCCTTTGCAAACGCCGCGCCGACGGTGGCTGCAATGCCTCCCACCAGCATCAGCGTGCGCCAGCCGCCACGCGCTTCGGACAGCGTGCGATTGATCGCCACCAGCGTGTCGTTCATCTTTTGCATGTCAGCGTGCAGCTGTTTCACCTGCTCTTGCAGCGCTTCAATTTGTGCATCGTGGCGGCCAAGGTCGTGATGAATGTTTGGGTTTTCCATGATGTCGCTGATGGTGAAACTGCCTGCATTTTACACGGCGTCTTTGACTGATCGCCATGTGAATGCCGTGGCTTTTGGTGATGTTATTCGTATAGGATGTTGACAGATCCGGCATCGAACGCATCGGTGCCGCCAATGTTGGTGAAACGAATTCGGTCCAGCGTCGCTGACAGCGATTTCGCGCCACTCAGGAAATACGTGTTTGCGCTGCCGGTGCGCGTGCTGTTGCCCATGGCCACCCAGGTGTTGGTGGCTGCGTCCAGCAATGACAGCTGCAGCACGCCGGTCATTTGATCGCCAGCGCTGACACCGCGGGCGACTGGGAAACCGGTGGTTTCAGACAGGCGGCCGCCAGAATCAGACGCCGTCGCGGTGTAGCCTGTGGCCTCGATGCCGCCTGCATCGCCCAGCTGGATGATTGGTGAATTGGTGCCGTTGGTGCTGACGCCGTTGAACATGACGGTGATGCGCTTCACCCAGCTTGGAATGCTGGTGAAGTCTTTGGACGTGCCGGACGTTGTCGCCTGAACGGCCGCGCTGGTCAGCTGTCGGATCGCCAGCGCTTCAGGCAAAGTCACCCATGCGTTGTTGGCCGCGTTGCGTTGCTTCAGAACGCCAGCAGTCGTGTCTTGCCACAGCATGTAGGCGTAGGGTGTCGCAGGCTCAGTCGGGCCACTGTTCAGGCTGACAGCAGCCCCCAGCGCGTTGTTGATGTCAGCCCGAAAGCTGGCACCGTCCTGGTTGTCGATGACGTAGTCGTGTTGGCTCATACATCGGCAGTATTAGGGACGCTGTGCAGTTTCCATTGCAGCCTGATATGCGGCCACAACTTCGGGCGTCCACGCGGCCTGCGCAATGGCTGCAACGTTCGCAGGCTGGCCGGTGAGCGACTGCCCAGGTGTCAGGCTGGTGCGATGGTAAGTTTGGCTGATCTGGTTGCCGTCTTCCATGATGCGTGTTGCTTCACGGTAGAGAACGATGCCGTTCTCGGTGACGGTGATTTGATCGACTGTGGTGGTTTTGGTAAGTGACATTTTTTTCCTTGTGTCTGGTCAAACTGTTCTGGTCTGACTATGGGTTAAGTGGCTGCGCGATAGGTGAAATTGAAAATAAGGCCGCTTGTGTTTGAAAAGTTTGAATTACTTAGCGCAGTAGCATTGCCGGCGTCTGAGCATTGATACAATGAAATCGTTGTTGTATTTGTAGGAATGAAGCAGTTTGGATAGCCGCCGAACGAAACGCCATTCAAGTGCATTCCTGATGATGAGTACGCTGCACTAATATTTAGTGACGTAAACGGTAGCCCGCTAATAACAGCATCACCAGTTGATGAACCTTTGTTAGTTATATTTATATAGCCGGTTATATGGACGGTATTACCTACCTTTTGGTACGCGAATGTGTTGTTGGCATAGATTATCCCAGTTGACCCGCCGCCAAAAGAAAGAGTCGCCGTAAAAGTCCCTTCCTCGTAATCATCCATGGTATTTGCATCGGATGATGCGATTTGCGTGGTCGGAAACTTGATTTGCCCACCCAATGCAGTAATCAAACCAGTAGCAGTCGGGGCCACCAGCTGGCCAGAAGTGTTCATGTAATCGATCCAGCCAGTGTCGGCAGCGTTGCGCATTTTGATCAATGCGTTTGCGGTGTCGTACCACAGCATGAACGGCTTAGTGGTCGTTGGCGCAGTAGCGCCGCTGTTCTGCGACAGGATGGCCGCCAAAGCGTTGTTGATGTCTGCGCGAACCGCAGCGCCGCCGCCGTTGGCAATGTTGTAATCGTGTTGGCTCATTGATCAGTCCTTAGTTCTGGTAACCATAACCCTTGGCAATCCAGTCCATGGTTCGCGCAACGCCGGTGCCTGCGCTATTCTTGAACTGAATTGTAAACCCTGTGGCAGATTTTGCGGTAATTGCCGCGTAATCCCCAGTAGCCATGTTTTCTGCTGTGACCGCGACGGCTGGCGTTGCGTAGAACGCATGGGCGAATGTCACAGATAGCCCGCTGGTGCCCACTGCGACGTTGTTGGCGCTCTCAATTCGGTCCGGCACGTCGATGGTCACGCCAAGCACTGACAGCGCCACCTGGTTGTTGTCGTTCTCGCCGCGGGTCAGCTTAACCTTGAATTTGAACGCCCGTGATGTGTAGTCGCCAACGTAGAACAGGCGCCAGTCTGACCAGGTTGGTGTGCCGGCTGGGTCGTCGTTGGTGGTGGCGATGTAGATCTGCAGTGTGGCATCGTCGAACGTGTTGGGCAGGTCGATGTTGCCGATGGCGTCCCAGTCGGTCCAGCTGTCCACGTAGTCCGCTGTGGGCGACCCGTCGTCGATCAGGCCCAGACCGTCAATTAGCCCCCACTCATCGACCAAGTTGGTAATGTTGTAGGACAGCACGCTGAACGATGCGGTGACGCGGCTGGTGTAGACGGCGCCGGTGTCGACGTAGGTGTCGAATTCGTATTCACCCGATTCGACCAGCCCGCCTTCCAGGTTTGTCACCGCGTCCCAGTCGACCATGTCGTCCATGTATTCGGCTTGGTCCAGCAGCAGCTTGTCGTTCAGCAGCACCAGATCGGTTTTTGTGCCTGTGAATGTCGGATCCTGCTGCGATGACGCCACCGCATTGAACTGCAGAATGTTCGGCGCGTTGGTCACGATCAGCGTGGCGTTTTGACTTAGCATGCCGACGCTGTCTTTTGCTTTGGCCAAGTAAGTCCCTGCGCGCAAGGGCACGCTGCCGTTGGTGGACGAACCAGGAAAATCAGCAATTGGGATTGATGTGTTCCATTGCGCGCCCTCTAGCAATTCGGAATATCGAATCGCGATCTGGCCGCCGATGCGCACATCCAGGTCTGGGTGGCTGTCCCACTGCAAAATGCCGGTGTCAGCCTGCACGGTCATTTGCAAGCCGGTGACGTCCAGCGGGCGCGCTGTCTTTCCCAGCACCGTGACCGTGAACGTGTAAGGCACCGATCTGACGCCCAGCGACGACACCGCTTTGACTGTCACCACGTAGTCGCCCGATGGCGTGTCTAGCAGTTCAATAGCGTTTGTGCCGGTTGTCACCACTACAGGGTTGCCGCTGTCGATGCTGTAGGTGACTTCGTAGCTTGTGGCGCGCGCCACCTGGTCCCAAGTGAACGTCGCCGCCACCTTGACGTCAGTTAGGGTGGCGTAAATGTATTCGCTTAGGCTGCCGTTCGATGTTGGCGGTGGTGGCTCGTTCAGGTCGGTGATGTCGCGTGTTTGCAACACCAGGCCGGTTTCCACGGCGTCGTATTTGTCGGGGTCGTGCTTCAGCGCGGTGATCTCGATCACGCCGTTTTCTTGCTCGGCCACCGACAGCACGCGGAACGTCTGCGCCTCGACGGTGCTGGTCGACAGGATCCACTGCGCGCCGGCCTGCGGTGCGGTTGTGAACGCCGACGTGACGCTGACAGCTGCACCTACTGCACCAGACACGGTGCGGCTTTCGACGGTGCCGTCGGGCAGCATGGCGTACAGCGTCCAAGTCGATGCGCCAAGGTTGACCGATGCGTCCAGCGTCACCGTGGTGGTGGTGGCGCTGTGAACGCGGCCGCCAAGGCGCGAACCGGCGCGCGATGCGTCGGCCACCTTGATGACTTGGCCAGGGCGTGCCACGGCGCCTTCAATGCCGGTGGCAAAGGTCACCGTTTCGGATTGGTAGCGCTCGGAAAACAGCAGCCAGCGGCCGACACGGTTGGCTTGGCCACGGCTGGTGCAGCCAATGGCCACCACCTCGGTGGGCACCACGCCAAACCGTGCAATGGCCTCTTGGTCTTCGACATATTCGACCTTTTGCGCGTACATGTCCGCGGGGTCGTTCCATGTCACCAGCGCGACAGTGTGGCGCGCCTTGGCACTGCTGCCGGAATAGCGGAAAACGCCGTCCAGCACGTTGGCTTGGGTGTAAAGCGCCACGGGGTCGCTGGGCGCGTCCTGCGACAGCGTCAGGCTGCCCGATGCCCAGTAGACCATCGACCGGAAACACGATGCCAGGTCTTGCACGACTTTGAAGGCTTCAGTGCGGCTTTGCAGGTACATGTTGCAGGTGAACCGTGGCTCGAAACCACCGAACCCGTCGGGCACCAGTTCGTCGCAATATTGGCTGATCGAATACAGCGCCCACTTGTCGACCTGCGCTGGGTCGATATAGCCGCCGATGCCGTATCTGGCATTGGTCACCACGTCGTAGAAACACCAAGCAGGGTTGTCGGTCCATGCCGTCTTAAACGTGCCGTCCCAGCTGCCTGTGTAGGTGCGCGCAATGGGGTCGTAGTTCACGGGCACCTTGACCTTCAGCAGCTGCATGTCGAAGGCCCTGGTGGGCACGCCGTTGAAGTTCTCCGAATCGAAGCGCATCGACACCAGTGCCGTGTTGGGGTAGCGCAGCTTGGCGTCGATGATCTCGGTGTAGCTGTCCCAATATGTCTTGTTCTGCAGCTTTAGGTCTGTGCTGTCGGGGGTGATGCGGCGCACGCGAACGTCCCATGGGCCGCTGCCGGTCAGTTCGACGCGGTAGCTGCGCTGGTATTTGCTTTGCGCCTTGCCGGTGATGGTGTCGGTCAGGCGCTCGACGTAGCCGCCGCCGTCGGTTTGCACGTCGATGGCAATGTCGACGCTGGTGCCGTTGATCTTGCCGTCGTCGCTCTGCTTGAACAGCGACTGAACGCTCAGTGTCACGCGCACCGCGTTCACGTCGGTGTTGCTGACTGTGCGGGTGACGGCAGCGTCTGCGCTCACCTCGACGTTGACGCCGTTTTCGGATTCGACCGCGGGGATGCCGGCAATGTAGGTCTGGCTGTTGCTGCCTGGGCGCGAATCGAACGTGACGTTCTCAAAATTAAACGTGCCGTCGTCGTTCTGCAGCTGCGTGCCGTTCAGGTAGATCGACTTGGCGCCGTCGATTAGGCCGACGACTTCGCCCTCGGACACCGCATCAAGCGTTCGCGCATAGGCGCGGGATTGCAATGTTGTCATGCTGTGATGTCCTCGACGCTAATGCCTGCGCTGATCACCGCGCTGCCGACGATCATGCGGCCGTAGCCGAACGGCACCGGTTGGCCCTGGCTGGTGGTGTTGACCGCGCCGCTGAACACGTAGGACTGTTTGATTTCCTCGCCGCTGTTGGCGTCCAGCTTGGGCACGGGCGACAGCAGCTGTGCGGCACCGCCAAGGGCCATGGCCGCGCCGATGGTCATCAGCGGCTGGGTCCACGGTCCAGGCGGCAGCAGGATGGATGCCGCGATCAGCGTGGCGCCCAGAATGATGTTCGTCAGCCCACCGCCGGCGCCGGCAATGACGGGCGCAATGGTGATGCTGCGGCCTGCTGGGGTGTGTAGTTCGTCGGCGCTGACGCTGTCGCGCACGTTGATCACGCGGTAGCCCACATTGCGTTCCTGTGACGTGGAAACAAACTTGGCGAAATCCTTGAAATTGGCGCACAAAGCGCGGATCGCCTCGGCTGGCGATTTGACGTCCAGCAGGTGCTTGCGACCGTATCGCTTGCCAAGTTCACCCAAAAGAATGATGGTTTTCATGTCTCAGGAAATGCGTTGTTCGGTTGCGCCAGCTGGTGGTGTACGGCTCACGGCATGACAGCCGGTTTTGCACGTGGTGAATGATCTGATTATCCCCCAAATAGATCGCGCCGTGGTTGGGGACCGGACTAAAAACGCGCATTAGGATGCCGTCGCCTGGCTGCAGCTGGTCCTGCGTGATCTCGAAAAACCCAGCTGACTTGAAGTTGTCCAGGTACAGGTTTTCGCCGCGCAGCCACCATTCGTCGTGGCGCTTGAAGTCGGGCAGGGTAATGCCGCGTTCTTGCGCATACCAGTCGCGCACGATGGCGTAGCAGTCCAGCACGCCGTGCGACCACTCGCGACCGACCAGTGGCGCACGGTAGCCGGCCGGTTCCATGTACGCCCAGCGCTCTGAAGGCACCGACACGATGTGCCACGGCAGGCCGCTGGCCTCGCATGCGACACGATCTGCCTGCGATGGTTCGGGCGACATGTTGGGGTGGCTGTGGATCACCGCAATGATGTCGCCCGCCAACTCGGCCGCGGCGTAGTCGTTGGGATCCAGCACGAACTGGTCGGTGCCCACCGCAATGTTGCGGCAGGGCCGGTAGCGTTCCTTGCCTTGGCTGACGATCAGCAGCCCGCACGCCTCGCGTGGAAACTCGGCGCGCGCATGCAGGATGATGTCGGCTTGCGTCTGGTCATTCATCGGACCAAACCAGCGCTGGGGAATGAACCGAACGGCAGCGGGTTGGTCGAACCGAACCGCACTTGGCAGCTGGTCAGGCGCTTGCCGCACACGTCTAGGCCAACACTACCCACGCTCACGTCGTTGGCATCGAAGTAATTGGTGCCGCTGTAGCCGCACTCGGTGCCTTTGTAGCGCCACACGCACACGTTCTGAATGATCTGGCGATGTGGCAGCAGCACGCCGGCGACGTCGAACGATGCCGCCAGTTCGAATTCCACCATGTCGCGTGTCTCGCTCGTCTTGCGGTCGACGAAAAACACGTCGTCTGGGAATTCGGCGCTGGGATCCGCGGTCGGGTTGGTGCCGCCGCTGAAGTTCACCGCGTCCAGGTATTTCACCATGGTGCGCTTGCGCGTGACTTTGGCGCCCAGCAGGTCGTCGTAGGTCAGCACCAGCAGCGTGATGGCGCCGGTGGTGTTGGACACCGTGATCTTGGGCCGTGGCAGCTGGCCATTGCCGGTGAAGTCAAAGCCGGTCGCCTTGATCGGATAGGCGGTGTACGTGTCGCCCTGCCACACCACGTTGGCGGTCAGGCCATTGGTGCCGGCATGGAACCGCAGCAGGTCGCCACCAAACGACGTGGCGTCCAGCTCGAATAACTCGATGACCGCTGACGGCTCAAGTTTTTGGATCTCGGTGGTGATGGCCGATGACGTCATGGCTCAAACACCTGCTGGAACGTGGCCGATACGCTGTTCAGGTTGTAACGCGCCACGGTCTTTGACCATTCGCGGCACACCACCTTGATCGCGCTGCCGCCTGGCGGGGTCCAGTCGAACGCCTCGACGCCGTTGCGCGCTTCCAAAAACGTGGTGATGTTGCCGGCCTCGGTGTCGGTTCTGTTGTTAAATTGCAACGACCAGACCTGCGGCCGTGTGTTGATGCCGTCAGCGATCCGCTGTTCGTAGCCGTCACCGAACTGCGCAATGCGCACGCGTGGCTTCACGCTGACCTGTGCGCCGTAATCTGGGGTGTAGGTGAATGTTGCCATGTCTTATGCCAGCAGCCCGCCAGGGCGCTTTTGGTTGATCAGTTCGGACTTGACCACGTTCGCAATGACGCGGCCCAGATTGTCGGCACCCTGGTCGCCGGTGACCTTGTCGCCGCCGTTCTCGACGCTGACGTTCACCGTGACGTTGTTGACGCCGCCGCCACCCATGTCGCCCTTCATGGTGACAGGAATGGTGCGACCGTCGGGCAGGGGCACATAGGCTTCAGGCATGCGGCCTTCACCGTAGATGGCCACCTGTGGGCTGTTGGCGATGCCGCCAGCTGCGTATGTGCGCAGTGGCATCGGGCCGCTGTCGGTCATGATGCCGCCGTTTGCAAATCCGAAATAACCGCGGGCTGCCTGCATCAGCGGCGCCATGATCTGCGTTTGGATCAGCATGCGGGCCATGTCTTTCAGGATGCTGGTCACCAGGTCGCCAAAACTGGCTTTGGCGCCGAACGCGAAATCGACAAACGTGTCGGTGGCTTGGCGGCCCCAGCCTTCGACGGCGTTTTTCAATTCGTCAAATGTGTCACGGCCTTTTTTGCCGGCGTCCTCGAATGCGTCTTGGGCTTTGTTGGTGGCGCGCCAGTAGGTGTCCCAGTCGATGACGCCCTGGCGCAGCAGGTCGTTCAGGCGCGCCATTTCAATGTTCAGTTTTTCGGCCGGCGTGCGGGTTTCTTCGTAGACGCGCTTGCCGGCCTCTGCCAGCTGCTCTTTCGACCGCTTGGCATCTTCGTCCAACTTGATCGCCGTTTTGGTAGCGTCTTCCAGTTCGCGGTCGGCGGCCTTCAGCTGGGCACGCTGGCGCAGCTGTTCCTCGGCCTGTGCGATCTCTTTGTCGGTGGCGCCAAGGCGGCGCAGCTTGGCAATGAACAGCTGGTCCTCGCCAACGATCATTTTCTGCACTTCGTCGTTCAGCCCTTGCATCATCGACGTGCGTTCTTTTTCGGTGTCGCCCACCTGCTTGTTGGCGGTGCCCAGCTTGTTCAGGATGTCCACAGCGCGCTGGTTGGCGGCGTTGTTGGCCTCTGGGTTGACAAACCCGCGACCAGCGCCAGCCGACGCATTCTTGCGGGCATTCAGGATAGATTCGGACCAGGCGTCGATTTCCTTGCGCGCCTGGGCGGCATCGGTCTTCATTTGGGCGCCGATCCTGTTGAACGCGTCGAAGTCCAGCGTGGCCAGCGCGGCCATTTGCTTGCCGATGCCGATGGCCTCGGCGCCGATCTGCTTGAACACGTAGACGACGTTGCCGCCCAGCACGACGATGGTTTCGAACACCACCGCCAGACCTTCGGCCATCACGTTCAGCGCGCCGCCGCTTTGGCCGGTTTTTACAAAACTCTCAGCCAGTGCGTTCATGCCTGGCAGCAATTCACCCATCACCGTGCGGCCCATGCTCGACAGCAGGGCGCTTGAACGGTCCAGGTTGTCGTTGAACTCGGCTGCCTGCGTGGCAAAGCGCCCAGACATGGTCGCGCCAAGCTGTTCAGCCTCGCCGCGCAGTTCGCGCACACGCATGGCGAACGGCAAAATGGCGTCGCCAGACTTGCCGAACACCTCGCGGGCCACCGCCGTGCGCAGGGTCGCGTCGGTGATCTCTGCCAGCTGGTCGCCAACGTCGGCCATGATGTCGATGGATGACCGCATGCTGCCGTCGGCGTTCTGCACGGCCACGCCAAGTGCATCAAATGCAACGGCGGCGGTCTTGTTGCCGCTGGCAGCGTCCACCGCCTTGGCTGACAGCTTGGCCAGTGCGCCTTCCACGGTGTTGATGTCTGTGCCGGCGATCTTGGCGGCGTATTGCAGCTGCGACAGGCTTTCGACCGACATGCCGGTGCGCTCTGCCATTTCGTCCATTTGGTCTGCTGCGTTGATCATCGCGCCGCCAATGCGGACGATTTCCTGCACGGCTTGCAGCCCGATGAATGCGCCAACGGCAGCGCCGGCGAACTTGAAACCATTGGACACCGACGTGGCCGCGCCGTTCAGCTTGTCCATGCTGGTGCGCAGCTGATCGACCGCCTGCTGGCCGGTCACGCCGGCGGAAATCTTCAGGGCGACGTTCATGTCCATGGCCATGGTTTAGTCCTTGCGTTTGTTCAGGATTGACAGCGCCGCGGCTTCCATCGCCTGCAGGTCGTCCATCATTTTGGCCGGTTCAGCCACATGGTTGATTGTAAATAGAAATTCGACCGATTGGTAATTCAGGCCCACGACCAGGCCGTTAGAAATTACCCATTGCGTCTGCAATTTCATGAACATGATCACCACGTCCGCATTGTCTTCCCACACACCAAACAGTTCGGCTTCAGGATCCTTGGTAAGCGCTTGGACCATTTCGGCGGGCGCACCGAACGCGGCCAGGTCTGCCGCCGTATCGTCTTTGACGCCGCCAGTTGCCCAGTGACGGGCAGCGTCGGTTAGTTTTTTCGCTTGGCGCCGGAAATGCTGCCCAGCAAGGCCATGACGATGGCAGTGGACACCATGGGGATTTCCAGCAGCTGGTCGCGTGCGGCCTCGCTGTAGGGCACCTCGCCATTGCCATCGACCACGCCAGACCAGCCGACCAGCGCTTCACGCGCCAGATCAGCGTCGCGCATTTCGCCGGCTTCGACAGCCTTGCGGATTTCGTCGATGCGGCTTTGCGTCAGGCGCTTGAACTTGGCGTCGAACGTTGCTTTCTCGGTGCGGCCGCCATCGGTGGGCAATTCCACCGCGACGGGCCATGAATATTCGGGGCTGGTTTCGATCTTGAACATGTTTTTGCCTTTCAATGGAAAAGCCCGCTGGGTAGCGGGCTGTTGGTTAGTGGGCGCTCACTTATTTGACGGTGATCGTGATTTCGTCGTTGCCCGAAGTGCTGGGCACCAAGGTGATTGGCACGCTCAGCATTTGGATGCCGTTGTTGTCCTGGTATGTCGGGTTCGACACATCCACGCGGCTGGATTCGATCTGCACGATGTTGCCGGCAGCGGTGCCGTGGGTGATGTCCAAATCGCCCAGGGTGTTGCCAAGCGCCAAGCTGAAAAAGTCTTTAGCGGTGATGGTGGGTGCCTCGAACACGACTGAACCGTTCACGCCGCGGTCGGTAATCAGCACGCTTTCGGAACCGATCAGCGAACGGTAGAACACCTGGTTGTTCAGGTTCAGGTTCAGCGATTCCAAGGCGGCGCTGTAGCTGAACAGGCTGAAGCCTGTGGTGTTGTCGTTGTTGGCGGCCAAAGGTGTTTGGAACGCGGTGTAAGTCACGGCCGGCGCTGCTGTGTCGGTCGGTGCGTTGTAAAGGCCGGTGAACGTGAATTTGAACACTGGGATCTGGCGTGCCGTGATCGACATTTCCACGTTGCCGCGGGCGCCGGTGATTTTGTGCAGAACGCCGTCTACGTTGTAGTAGATCGTGACGCTTTCGAAGCTGGCAGACACGGGCGTGTAGACCACATCGGATGCGCCGTCGGTTTCAGCAAAGCCGCAGGCGCGCAGCAGTGGGCCGTATGCGGGCGCAGTGCCGGCAGTGCCCGAACCCGCCATTTCGACTTCAAAGTCCACCATGACGTGGCTGGATGCGATCAGCTGTTCGGATGCGCCAAGGTAGGGGCGAACCAAATCGCGGCTGACGTTCTCAGCGTTCAATGGGGTGATGTTCAGGTTGCGGACCAAAATGGCGTTGGCCGAACCCGATGGTGTGGGGTCGGTGCCGTAGGTGCCCTCGATCTTGGCCAGAATTGTGCGCTTGCGGGTGAGTAATGACATGGTGAAACCTCGCTGATGTGTTCGGATTTTAACTCAGGGAATTTAGCGCTGTTCGGTACTGCGCTGTGAATTCTGCGGACACCACACCAGCGGGCTGGTCGGCCTCGATTGATTCGAATGAAACGGTGCTGGGCAGCAGCAGAATGACCAAGCCATCCAGCGTGTCGTCGGCCATCAGCTTGCTGTGGACGTCCAGCATGGCAGGGTCCGCCAGCTGGTCAGTAACAGCGCCACGCACGATGACGGACACGCGGAAGGTCAGCGTCCACTGCAGCGTTCCCACCGTGTCCTGCACGGCCTGGTCGCTGACAGGCTCGACCACGATGGCCGGCGCCTCGCCGCGGGCCAAAGGCTCGACGCGGCTGCGATAGATGCGGGTGCTGACGCCAGTGGTGCCGGCCAGCGCCGTGACGATGCGTGCCAGGATGGTTTCGCGCTTGCTTGGCATGGTCAGACTTTCGACAGGTAGACGATGCTGAATTTGCCATCGTCCTGGGCGCGCACTTCGCGCACGGTGTAGCTGCCGCCGTCGACGGTCAGCGCGTCGGCATATTTCAGGTTGGGGTACACGCTCGACTTGATGGTCAGCGCATAGTCGGTGGTGATGACCATGCCGCCAGCGATGACTTCGCTGGGCATATCCAGGACGCCCGTGGTCGCGGTCGTGCCGTCGGTGACGGTTACGCCGAAATCAGCCAGGAACGCGTCCAGGTTTTCACTTAGCGCCACGGCGTTTGCCCTTTGGCGCAGTTGTGGCCACCACGGCTTCGGCGTTCTCGGTGGTCAGTTCGCCAGCTTCGGCTGCAGGCTCGTCTGTGGCCTCGACAGCGGTTTCAGGTGCAGGTTCGTCCACGGGCTGGGCCTTGCCCATCAGGATCAGTTCGCGGGCTTCGTAGTCATTCAATTCGATGACTGTGCCGGCGCGCACGAATTGCTTGTTGGCTGCGGTGGTGCGTGTGATCAGAACTTGCATTTGAAATCGCTTTCCATTGTGTAGGTAAAAAGGGCCGGATCTCTCCGGCCCTCTTATTGTCACCGATTAGGCGATGTCTGCGTCGCCGTAGCAGAATGACACTGCGTTGCGGACAGCGATGTCGGTGTCCTGCAATGCGATCACGCGCACGGTGCCGCTTGTGGCGCCAGCGTATGGGTCGACGGTCAAGTCCAAGCCAGACCAGAAACCGATCAACAAGTCCGCGAAGTTGCCGAAGAACACGTCACCAGCGGTGACTTGGTTCGACACTTCGGTGCGGTAGCCGTTCACGGTGTTGCCTGGTTCCCAAACGAACTGGGCTGTGTTGCTGGCTTTCTCGGTGGTCTTCAACGCGCCGCGCTGTGCGGGGTTGAACAAGTACACCATGTTGCCGATGTCGGCGTTGTCGGCAGCCACTTCAGATTCCATTGCGACCAACTCAGCGAATGTGGGGTTGGTGGCAGCGAAGTCCTTGGTGTTCACGCCAGACTGCAATTTCAAGCCGGTGGGCTGGTTGTTGCTGCCTGTGCCGTACAGGGCGGCTGCGTCGATGGCCAAGGCAATCACGCTGGCCAAGTCGCGGCGAACCATGTTTTCCACGTCGATGCTCGACTGCAGCATCAAACGACGGCTGAAGTCGGTGAAGGCGCCAACGGTCTTGGGCGACATGGTGACCTGTGCCAAAGTCTGCTGGCTCTCGGTGGGTGCACCAGATTCAGCGACCCAGTAGGCAGTGGCTGCGCCAGACTGCTTGGGGATTGCCACGTTGCCGACCAAGCCGTTCATCACGGTGGCGCCAGCGCGCTGGACGATTGAACGGTTGCGCAACAACTCGATGAAGCTGTCAGCCATCAAGTCGGTGGCCACGGTGAAGCCGCCAGCGTTGTTTGTGCCAGCAGTCAGGTCACGCTTGGCGCGCATGATTTCGCCAGGCACGTAGATGCCGCGGGCAGATTTGCCGGCAGCCTTGGCGCCAGCTTCAGACACTTCGCGCTCGAACGCTGCGGCTTCCCATGCGCCCTTGTCGCTGGGGTTGGCCAATGCGTTGATGGCACGCATGAAGCTGAATGAACGAACTTCTTTTTCGCTCAAGCCGATGTCGGCTTCTTTGCCGGTAACAGGTTTTTGGTCCACTTTGATTTCCTCTAAGAAAATTGCGCGGGCTTCGTCCATGGACTTGCCCTCATTGATAAGTTTGCGGCTCAGTTCGGTGGCGTTGAAGCGCTCACCTAATGCGCTGATGTTGGCAATGCGGGCGCGTTCGGCTTCAGCAGCCTGCGATGCGACCACCTGCACGTCCACGGGTGTGGTTTGCTCGGTCATGGTTGGATCCTCGATGGTAACGTCCGCAGGCTGTGCGGATTCCTCAGAAATGCGGGTCACTTGGACCTCGCGCTCATCGTCGGTTTCAGCGCGACCGATGCCCACGGTGTGGTCAGCGGGCACTGTCACCAGCGATACTTCGAACGGTTCCCAGCGGGTCGCCGTAAATGTGGATTTGCCGTCTTTGACGCTCTCGACCATTTCGCTGATGCGATAGCCGAACGACACGTTGCGCATGATGCCGTCGTTCACCATCGACAGCACCTCGTCTGCGCGGGCTGTCTTGGCAAAACGCACGCGGCTGTAGGCGCGCTTGTCGTCACCGATCCAGGCTTTTTCGACCACGCCGATGATCTCGTCCATGTCGTGGTTGAACAGCACCGGTGCGCCGTCGTTCAAACGGGTGAAGTCGGCCGCGCCTTTCTTGTGGCTCAGGACTTCGTCACCGAACCAGCGCTCGACTGGCAGTTCGCTTGAAAACGGGAATTCGACGGTGCGCGTTTCGGCGTCGACCGTCATCGCGTCGGCCGGTAAGGCCCGCGTCAGCTGCGGCAGTTGGAACCGCTTTTCGGTGTCTTGCATGTTTTCCCCAAGTTGTGCCGGATTTTGTGCTGTTGCGATTGTATCGCAAAGAATAATTCAATGAAAAATTGTGAACTACGCTGCCAGTAACAGCAGCAATTCTTCGTCGGTCGGGTTCAATATGCCGCGCGCCGTTGCAATGCCTGCCGATGTTGCCGCCGATGCTGTGCCTGCACCGGCCACCGCGCTGATGGTGCCATCGGCCTGGACCACGCCCAGCTGCACGCGCATGGCTGCCGGCTGAACCTTGGCCACGGCGTCCACGCGCACGAACGGCGGCGTGTAAGCCTGCGGACGGATTGGCCGGCCGGCAGGCGTTGGCGGTTGCTCTGGTTCTGCTTGGTCGCCCACGGCCGCAATGCTGGCGGCTGATGCGCTGACGCTGGCGCCAGTGATGGTGGTCTGCCCATCGGCCGCCGCGGTGACCTCACCGGCTGCTGCCGTTGCACCCGCACCCACTACGCTGGCAATGCCTGGGATGTTGACGGTGCCGAACGCGGTGGCGTCGCCGGCCGTGGCCGTTGATTGGGTGCCGGTTGCGCTGGCCTGCGCTGTGCCGGCCGCAGTCAGTTGACCGCTTGCCGTCCCAGCTGCACCGCTGACCGCAGCCGATGCCGTGCCGCGTGCCGATACGGTGCCCGCCGACGCGCTTGCCGATGCGCCGTCGATGACGTCGAAGCTGGTGACCGCGTCTAGGTCTGGCCAGTCATCGAACAGCATGTCAGGCGATGCGGATCAGGCTGGACGCGCCAGCTGCAGGTAGATCGACCGAAAACGTGCCGTTGGTGCTGGACACGTCACCGCCAAAGTCGAACGCGGCCACGGCCTTGTTTGACTTGCTGGCGTTGTAGATCAGGCAGCCGCGTGCCGTGATGGTGGCGTTGGCCCACGATGGATCGGTGAAAGTCAGGTAGGCAGTGCCGCCAGACAAACCGGTGACCAGATCGGCCAGCGTTGCGCCGCCAGCCGTGTAGCCGGTGCCGCTGACTTCGTTGGTGGTCGCATAGGCTGTCGTGTCAGCACCCAGCGATGCGGCCGACGTGAACAGCGCCAGTTTGTATGTGTCGCCGGCTGCGTGGACGCCTTCCAGGATTTCTTTTTTGTAGCTGTTGCAGATCGCTGTCGTGATGGCCATGGGTTATTCCTCGGTAGTCTCAGCACCAGTCACGGCGCCATTTTCGTCGCGGATCAGGCGCACGGTGCGTTTGACCTGGGTGCGCTCTTGCTCAAGCGTGACATTCAGTTCGACGGGCGGCGCGGCTTTCATTTCGAACGCTGGGTTCAGGTTGATCACCTGCGGCTGCAGTTCGCGTGCCGGCGTGTCGTCTGTGGCTGCTGGCTCGGCTGCCGGTGCCGGATCTGCCTGTGCCGAACCATTGCCGGCCACCGACGACGGGTCGGTGTCGAACACCAGATCCATTTGGTTGGCCAGTTCCAGTTCGCGCTGGCGCTGCTGGAACACGTCCTCGATGTCACCACCGCCAGCGGCAATGACGTCGGCCTGTGTTGTAAATCCACAACGCACCGCCTCTTTGTAGGCGGCGATCTCTTTGACGGGATCGACCCACTGCCAGCCGCGTGGGATCCATCGCACTGCGCGATAGGTGTCTGGGTTCAGGTTGTAGTTGGGCAGGTTCAGTTCGCCCGACAGGTCGGCGTAATCCAGCCACTGCTCGAAAATCGGTTTGTGGAAATTCTCAATCAGCCAGGACTGCAGAACGCGCCAGTTGTCGCGGTCGTCCAGCAAGGCCAGACGGCTGCTGCTGTAGTTCGTGTCGCTGTAGTCGCGGCTCAGTGTCGCGTAGCTGACACCAATGCCGGCCGCCATCGAACGCAGCATGGCGCGCACGAACGGTTCGAACTGGCCGCCTGGACGGTTAGGCTTGCTCTCGGTGTATGTCTCGCCAGGCTGCAGGCGCTCGATCTTGCCAGGCTCGAAGTTGGTCACGGCTTGGCCGGCGTCGGTGCCGTCTTGCATGGCGTCGTCTTCGGGCGACTGGATGAAACCCATGCGGCAGGCTTCAGCGCGGGCCGCAATGACTTCGGCTTCGGTGTAGCCGTGCAGGTGGTGCATGCGCATGATCGCGCTGGCCAGCCATGGCACGCCGCGGGTCTGGCCTGGGCGGTCTTGCTTGTACAGGTGGATGATCTCGTCGGCAGGAATGCGCTTGGTCGTGTTGTCCACGGCGCCGGCGCCGAACGGATAGTCGCCAGGATGGTCGCGCTTGAAGTGGTACGCGACGGGGCGGCCCCACGTGTTGCGCTCGATGCCCATGCGGATTTCGTTTCCGTTGCGGGCCATTTCGTTCATCATTTCGTCCAGGCGGTCGGCCTCGATGATCTCAAGCGCCAGCGGCACCTTGCTTTTGCCAAATGCGTAGTTGACCTTGCGCACGAACACTTCGCCCGATTCAGCGACCGCGTGCATGACCTGGCGTTCAATGTCGGCAAACGACAGCGTGCCACCGGTGTGGCAGTTGCTCTTGCGCTTCCACTTGTCCCATGCAGCCTCGATGGCCGTGTTGGTCACGTCGTCCATCTTGTTGCCGCGGCGCATCTTGACCGCTGCCTGCATGGTGATGCCTTGGCCCACCACGTTGTTGGTGATCACGCGCAGGGCGTTTTTGGCGTAGTCGTTGTTGCGCGCCAGATCGCGGGCACGTTCGCGCAGTTTCTTCAGATCCTTGCGGATCTCCGCATCCATGCTGGTGCTGCTGGTCACCCAGTCGGACACCAGCCTGTTGTACATGGCGCCCTCAAAGCCGCGGCGACGCGCTGGCTTTGGCTGTGGCTTGCGTCTGAACCAGTCACGAATTCCCATTATTTGCCCCCAAATCGAACGTAGACGGCGCGGCCGCTGTCCAAACCTTGCGCGATGCGCTTGCGACGCAGTTCACGCGCCACGTCAGCCTTCAGCTTGCTTTCAAGCGCGATCAGGTCAGCCATGGGCATTTTCTTCAGCGACCGGTTGCCGATGCTGTATTCCTGCACGCCGCCGCCAGTGACGCGGGCGCGCATTTCGGCGCGGACAGCGTCCAAGTCGATTTCGAACTGGGTGCGGCCGTCAAACGCGCCGGTGGTGACCGCCACGTTCGCCTGCACCTCAATGCTGCCGCTGCCAACGGTGAACCGTTCGCTGCCTGCGCTCACATAGTCCTGATACCAGACGGTGCCGGTTCCCAGCGTGGCCGACTGCGTGGCTGTGATCGTGAAGTCCCAGCTGCCGCCAGCAGCCGCGGCGCCAACGATGTTCAACACATCGGCGTCAGTGCGGTGACGGACGGAAATGGTGCGCGTCCATGCGGCGCTGGTGTATTCGGGCAGGGCCGGCTCGTTCCACTTTACAGTGTCGCCAGCGTAGATCAGGGCAGGGACGTTCATGGTTTACCAGCTCGTCATAAAGTTGTTTCGGCTTATTTTAGCCTGTCTGCGCCTATTCTGGGGTTCTGCTGGCTTAACCTGCTCTGTTTTTGCCGTGATATTCAGTGACTTTTCGAACTGGTCCCAGATCGTTTTGCGGTTGTAACGGGTGTAAAGCCACTGCAGACCGGCGTAGTTGTAGACCATCACGTCCAGCGCTTCGTTGCGCGCGCCCGATTTCTTGACCCACTCGCGCACGGGAAAACCCTTCACGTATTTCGTGATCTGCTTTTCCGCGGTCAGCTGGTCGAAATAGTCACGCGGCAGTTCGGCATGAAAATGCAGGTAACCCGCGCCGGCCTCGTTCAGCTTCAGCCGTGCGAACACCGTCGACTTGATGGTGTCGGTGCCCACTGGGTAGACCTCGGCGCCGCCTTTGATCTTTTGGCCACGCCAGTTCAGATCCACCTTTGTGGGTTTGCCGATGGCCGGTTTGCCGCGCTGCGACTGACCCTTGATGGCGATGACGTTGTGTTTCTTGCGGTCGCGGCAATAGGCGTAGACCTCGCTGGTGAAGTGGCCACCGCTGTCGATGGTGGTGACGGCCACCTTCATCGGGCTGGCCAGTTCATGCGCCACAGGCTTTAGCACCACCTCGTCAAGCTGCTGCCACAGCTTCGGCCCAGCTGGGTCGCCGTAGATCTCCATGTGGTCGATGACCCAGCCTTCCTCGTCGCGGCCCCAGCCCATCAGCTTGACCGCCAGCCGGTTGTCCTGCACGTCGACCGCGCAGGTGACCACCAGCGTGCGCGCCGGTGCCACGCCAGGCGTGTAGAACTCGACGCGGCTTTTCAGGTCGTCGGCACCCAGCTTGGCGCTGTAGTCATCTTCCCACGTTTCGCCCAGCACCGTGTTCACAAAGGTTTTCAGCAGGGCAGGGTCGCCCTTGGCCTGCATGAACTCGGCCGCGATCTCTGACCACGACTTCCAGCCCAGCGGCGAATACAGCGACGACAGGTGAAAACCCACCGTCTTGCCGTCGCCAGGCGCTGTCGCACGCCATTCGCCATTGGCCAGCATGTCGGCTTTGTGCCTTTCCTCGATCAGCGTGCCGCATTCCTCGCAGGCATAGGCCGCCGTCTGCGGGTCGTCGTTGTCCCATTTCAGGTTGGCCCACTTCAGCCATTGCCGGTGATCGCAGTGCGGGCACGCCACAAAATACTTGCGCTGGTCGCTGCGGTCATATTCGCGTTCAATGCGCGACACGTCTTTCACGGTCGGCGTGCTGCACATGTAGACCTTACGCCGTGCAAACGTGGTCGTGCGCTTTTCTGCCAGCTGGATCGGGTCGCCTTCGCCGTCGACGTCCAGCGGATAGGCGTCGATCTCGTCCAAAAACAAATACCGCACCGGCATCGACCGCAGGCCGGCCGCGCTGTTTGCGCCGCTGATGATCAGCACACCGCCGTCGAATTCTTTGGTCATCATGCTGTTGGACGCATCGCGGCTGGTGTTCTGCGAAATGCGTTCGTGCAAGATCGGCGTTTCCTCGATCATGGGGGCCAGTCGCTGTTTGCTGAAACGCTTGGCCGTGTCGACCGTTGGCTGCACCAGCAGCATGGGACCAGGCGCGTGGTGGATGACATACCCCAGCCAGTTGTTGCCAGTCTCGGACTTGCCCACCTGTGCGCCGGCCATGAACACCACGCGCTGCGCTGGGCTGCTTGGCGACATTTCGTCCATGATTTCGCGCAGGTACGGCGTGCGCTCAGTGCGCCAGCGGCCAGGCTCGGCCGACGCTTTTTGCGACAGCATGCGGTTGGCATCGGCCCACGTGCTGACCGTGTAGTCGGGATCTGGTCGCAGGCCGTTGGCAAACGCCGTGCGGTAAACGTTGGCGCCGTCCATCAGTCGAATTTCAAATCTTCAAGCGCGCGCCGGATCTCTTTGGTCAGCAGCTGGTGCACCTTGAACTGGTTTGTTTCCGCGGCCAGTACGCCGGCCACACGGTCGGGCAGGTTCAGCAGCGCGTCGCGCACCTGCCTTGCCGCCTTGAACGCTTCACGCTGAACCGCGTCAGCCTCGACCAGCTTGCCTTCGCGCTGTTCCAGTTCCAGCTGCGCCAGCCGCGATTTAAAGCGCTCATGCTGGGCGCGGGCTTCGGCATAGGTCATTTCGCCGGCTTCGACCGACACCAGTTCGACTGGTTTTTCAGGTTCAGGCTTGCGTTTCGACACGTGCGCAGCTGCGCCTGTCAGGTTGTCCGTGTTCGCCGCCCATTCTTTGTCGGCCAGTTCAACGTCGACCAGGTATCGGCCCGACGGTTTTTTAGTCACGGACTTGACCAAACGCCCAGATTTAATCGCCGCTAAGACCGCCTGAAGCGTGACTTTTCGGTGTTTAGCGTAGTGATTCGGGGTGACCATAAGTGAAAAAGGTTAGTTAGTGACCACTAGCTAAAGATCGCGCGGGGGAATGACCCTCGACGGACCCCGCCCAGGTAGGACCCGCGTTTTTTTCTGTGGTGGAAAAACAACACATCATCGGGCTGTTCTCAGTGCGAACGCCCACGCGCTGTTCAGTTCGGCAGCGAACCGTTCACGCACGACACGGCCACCGATGCCGCGCATGTCCAGCCTTGGCTTGTATGCCTTGGGTTCGCTGAACACCATCAAAGCCCTGATGGTTTTGCCTTTGTTGGTCCGTTCGTAGATGCCCTCGCTTCGGCCTGCGTTCTGTCCACCGCCACGTGGCTTGCCCACAAAGTAGCGGCCATTGCCTTGCTGTGTGATGCGTTTGATGGTCGACAGGCTGACGCCGCCGTAGGTGTCCAGTCGCACGTTGCGGGTGGGCACCAGCTTGGGTGTGCCGGCCTGTTCGTCTGCGTTGGTGTCTGCACCGACCCTGCGTTCAAACGCCTTGATGCGACGCCCGCCGCCTTGCACGCCAAACTTCAGGTATCGGGCCTGCTTGTCCTTTGCGAACACGATGGCGGTCAGCGTGTCTTTGCGCGCCATTTGCACGGCGAACGCTCGACGGGTGAACTGGTTGGGTCGGTCGAACACCGATGGCAGCTGCTGGGTGATCTCAGCCTGCACCAGCTTGGCGGTGGCTGTCAGCGCTTTGGCAATGGTGAACGGTGCCTGCCTGCTGCTGAACTGTTCCAGCTTGGGCATGACCTCGCGAATGTTGGATGTGACTGTGATCTGCATGTTTGAATGATAGCGCCAGGTTGGAATTGGCGCTGATGTGTTTTCTGTGAACTTAAGTGAGTAAACGCTAACTTATTTTGGCAGGTTCCTAGTTGCCACCTCAGCTTGCCACCTGTTAAGTTGTTGATTCATAAGGGAAAAACACCAAAAGGTGGCAAGTGGCAAGTTTTTTCGGTTCCCCGCCATATATGCGTATGTGTATGCGTGCATTCTGTTCTCTCATGTGTGTGTGTATGTTTAACTAGGAACTTGCCACCTTTTAAAGATAAGTCATTGATTTAATTGAATTTTTTAAGGTGGCAAGCTAGGTGGCAAGACGGTGGCAAGCAGGTCGACTGGCCACCTAAAACGGCTGATCATCGTAAGAAACCGGCGAACGCTTGAACGGCATGAACGGCGGCAATGGCTCGTTTGCATCCAATTCTTCACGAATGGCGGCCTTCGATGTCGATGAACCATCGTATTCGAACGGCTTTCGAACCCACACGTGGCACTTGCGGCCATCCCACTTGATGACGTCATTCACCTTTTCGAACTTCAATTCGGCCAAGGCTGCCGACATGCGGCTGGTCTGAATGGTGCGGTTTTCCATGTCGCGCAGGGCCACGTTCAGTGACTTGGTTTCGACCACGTTCATGCTGACGCCACGCGCACCGGTTTCCAATATTGCCTGGATTGACTGGGCGTCTGCCGACATGCTGCGGCCGATCATGTACTGCTTGGCCTGTGTCATTTTCGGGCCTGCGTTGCGGTCGAAGTTGGACACGTCGATGCTCAACAGCCAGCCGCGGATCACTTCAGGATGATCGCGCACGGCATAGTCGTTCAATCGCGCCCAGTATTCCTCATCCATTTGGCTGGTGACCTCGTCGCGTGACTTGAAACGGGTAAAGAACACGCCCCAGCGCCGGTCGTCAGGGTCCAAGGCCAGCGCATCGCGGAAATTGGACAGCGCAATGTAGTTCTGCGTATTCATCACGTTTTTGCTGTTCTTACCTTTGGCCACCACGTCGACGACGTCGTTGGTGATCAGGGTTTTCAGCTTGTTCATGAAGTCGTGCCGGCTGTGGCCAGGAACGCGGATTTCCTCAAAAATCGACAGGCATTTGCCTTCGGCCCAGCCGTTGAACTCTGAATGAAGCGCCTGCGTTCCCACCACTTGGCTGTGCTTGCGACCCATGGCGGACGCCAGCATCTTGGCCGTGGCTGTTTTGCCATCGCCAGGCATGCCGACGATCACCGGCGCCCACAGGATTTTCTTGCCAGGGTGTTGGACGTTGTGCGCCATCCAGTGCAGCAGCTGTTCCCAGTCATGGGGCAGGATGTTTTGAATATGCGCCATACATATCTGCCACGCGTCGTGCTGCTGCCAGTTGGGGTCTGGCGTTGGCACGCTGCTGTCGTTGTAGGTGTTCAGATATTTGATGTTGTCCAAATAAAAAATCGGGTCGCCGTTCCACATCGTCGGCAAATACATCAGGTCGTGAACGACCTCTGAATTCTCGATGCGTCGCATGTACTCGGCAGGCTTCATTTTGCGGTACTGCGGGAAATGTTCCATCAGGTGCAGGTGTTCCATGTTGAACGCGTCGACGTCGACCATGCGCATGGTGGGTTTGTGCACAAACTTGCGCTGGGCGGCCACGAACACCCATTCTTCGATCATGGCCTGCGCTGGATCCAGCACGGTCAGCTGGTGGTCGTTGTCGTTGGCAATAACGGCCGGCAGCTGCATCAGGCGTTCGGCCACGGCATCGAAACCTAATGCCAGCGCCATGTCGTTGAAATCGCCTTCGTCTGGCGCCACAACACGGCCGCCAACGGCTTTTGCTGCGGCTGCGGCCTTGGTCATACCTGGGTTGCCTGGTGTCTTGGTGTCGTTGTCAGCTGCGATGATGATCGGCAGGTCTGGGAACCTCTGCCGCAATGCCTGCGCGACCGGCATCAAATTGCCTGCGTCAAAAGCAATGGCCACGGCTTGGTTTGTGGCTTCATAGATCGTGGCTGCGGTAGCGTAGCCCTCGGCAATGTATATGCAGCCATCAGGCTTGCCGATGCCGCTGTAGTGGCCTTGCTTGCTAGTGTGGCGCAGGAATTTCTTGTTGCCTTCGCCGTCGATGAATTGCAGGCCGTGCAGCGTGCCTTCGTTGTCCTTGACCGGAACCACCAGCGCCCCTTTTGATTCTCGCACGCCATACGCTTTGACGCCCTTGCGAACTAGGTATGGGTTGTCGTTGGCTGGAGTTTGGTTCTCAATTTTTTTCCAAATCTCGGCGGCTCGTTGTCTCGCCTCGGCCTGTAGGCGCTGTTCTTCAGCTGCGCGTTCGCGTTTGGCTTGCTCGATCTGTTCGCTAAATTCCTTGCGCTGTGTTGCCGTCATGTTGGACGGGTTTTCGGCCTGCCAGGTGTGGGTCACGCCTTCGCGGAAATCTCCGAAAATTCCACCACGCATGTCTTCAAACATTTTGCAGAACCCAGCCGTGTCGCTGCGCTTGCCGTTAACGCTGAAACGCTCAATCTTGCCTGGCCTAATCTCTGCTGGTGGCTCATATCCAGCAGCCCGCATTGCGTCGCGGAACTGGTCGATGGGGTAAAGCATTATTCGCCCCCATCAGCTGTGGCCATCTTGAACCGAAGCACCCTGTCTCGGCTCTCCATAATGCCAGCAAGCGCAACTACGTCGGCTGCCGTGAAATCGCGAACTCGGTGTTCGATCAGCATCAGTTTTGCAAGGACGACGTATTCGTGGACCGTGTAGGCGACTTCGGCATGTGCCGCGTCAGATCCAGTTTTGAATGATTCCCGCATGCGGGCTTCAAACGGTTTTGTCGGTGGGTGTGAATGATCTTCGTATGACATACAAATTTTCCAAACGCGTACTGTGAAGGCGTGGACCGCGCGTCACAGTCCACGTCTGAATCATAACTCCGTTTTTGCCTGTTCCAGCATTGTGCGAATCGCCCACGCCACGGCACCTGGCACGCGACTGTAACCCTTGCGCCAGTTAACGATGGTCTGGTCGCTGACGCCGAACATTCCCTCTAGGTCACGGTTTTTCAGTTTCAACACCGCTTGGGCGCGCACGAATTCATGCGAAGTCATGGCCCCACCCACAGCGCCAGCAGCGCAAAACAAACGACACCGAACAGCACGATGCCCAGCACCATGATGGTCACCAAGATGAAAATGTTGGTCATGGTTCTTCCCCTTCGACGCGTCGGCTGTAGCCGCACACGTCGCAATGCCAGTGCAGGCCGGTGCCTGTCAGGCACAGTTCGGTCCTGCAGCGTGGGCAGTCTTTGGTGTCCTCGTTGATGTCAGCTTCGACATGCTCTGCGATCTGGCGTTTGCGGCCGCCGAAAATGCGGTCGTAGCCTTCGCCGTAGCCGGCGCCTGGTCTGCGGGCACTGCCCTTGCCGCCGTCGCTCATGATGCCACCTTCAATCGCGCCACATCAGCTTCCAGCGCAATGCGTCGCAGGTTGTCGATCAGTTCGCGCAGGTCAGCGATGTGCTGCACCAGCAGTTTGTTTTCGATGCGCATGGCTTCGAATTCTGGGTTAGCGTCGAAGCTGTCGATCACCGTGCCTTCGGCATCGCGCACCAGGCGCACGTAGTCTGTTGTCGTCATATTTTCCTTGCCCCACCGCTTCGCACGATGGCTGCCACCTTTTTGATGGCGGTTTCTAGTTGTGCAACGTTGATCACTTCCAGCTGGGCGTCGTGGATCTCCATGGCCCAATTGATGGCGGTCAATTCCTGGCCGGTGCACACGAACCGGTCGCCCATGCTGCGGCCACGGCTGCCCATGGACTTCAGTGCGTCTTGGCCTTGGCGCAGTTGCTCTTTGTAGGCACTGGCCACGTTTTGCATGATCAGGGCTTCAGCGATGTTCAATGCGGCGATGACCACGTCCATGTCTGAACGTGTGCCTTTGCCATGTGCAATGTTGGTCAGCGCGTCGTGGTTTTTAATGCGCAAGATCACCAGCGCGTCGTCGATTTCGGACAGCGGCTTCAGGCCGACTGACACGTGCGCCATGGTGTCCATGATGACACCGCGTGGGCGGTATTTGCTGCGCTTTCGGCTCATATCATCACCACCACGCAGGCCATCAGCACGCCGGCCAGCATGCCCAGCAGAAACGCGGTAACAAGCCACATCGCTGCGTCTTGGCGTTCCCACTCCATCAGGTCGTCGGGCTTGTTCATTTCTTGCCCGCCTTGGCGTAAACGTGAAACAGCTTCGGGTCTAAGGCATTGGCGTTCAGCTTGGTGCCGCCCATCAGCGACAGTTCAACGCCTTGTTTGCGCTTGCTGTTGACCACACCGGACTGCACGCGGCTGTTTTTGGCTGAATGTTCCATCGACTTGGTGTCGATCTTGAACATGGGGTTTTTGGTGTCGAATGCGTTGGTCATAAAGGTGCGTCGGGTAGGTTGTCAGGGTTGAACCTCGGTGGCTTGCCGCCGGTCGGTATTGGTTGCTGCGGGAATGGCCAGGTCATGCTGCCGCCTGCTGTTGGTGGCGCTTGCGCTCGGCCTTGGCGCCGGCAGCGTAACCGGACAGCACGCCGGCGCAGGCTGCGTCTTTCAGCATGCGCGCCAGGTGCAGCTTGTCGATCATGCTGCTGGTTTCGCGCTTCAGCAGCTGGGCCACGATGTGGTCGATGTCAGCGCGCAGGCTGGGGTCGGTGATGCCGGTCATGATCAACCCCACAAATGGCAGGCCAAGAAACCGGCAGCGAATGCCAGCGTGATCTGCACCCAGAATTCTGCGTCGATGCTCGATGTTGGCTCTGGTGTGTAGGGGCCTTCGATGGCGTTGCGATAGTTGAACGCTTCGTCCTCGGTGCGTGGATAGCAGCGTGTGGTGGGGTTTAAGTCTTGCAACATGGCTTGGTCCTTTCAGTGTTGGGCAGCACCGCGCTGTCCATGAACTGAAGTATGCCAAAGAATTTGGGTATTTTACTTAGGACAAACCCTAATGTCGCAAAATAACAACAGCGTCGGCAGGTGATCGTGCAATTCCTGCAAATCCACCGGCTTTCAATACTTGCGCGATGAAGTTCAGCTGGTGTTCGGTGGGCTTACCGTTGGCGGTCTTTACTTCGCAGGCGGTGAACACGGCCAGCTTGCTACCCACCATGTCTGGTGTGATCACCACGGGCGTCCAGCCGATCAGATCGCTGCCGCCAGGGTTGCCCACGCCGTATTGGATGAACCGGCCGTTTGGGTCTTTGTAGGCGCCCACGTTGTTGCGGAACATGACAGCACCCGACTGGCTCAAAGCCAGTCTGATTCGTTGCTGGATGGCGGCTTCACTCACTTCGGTGTGTTCACTTCGATCAGCTTGTCCAGGTAGTGCCGCGCCTTGCGCAGATCGTCTATGCCGCCCTTGTCTTTCCAGCGGCTCACGTACTTGACAACGTTGCCTTCCAGGTAGCCAAGTTCGTTGCTGACGATGTAGTCCCATGGCTGGATGGCCTTGGATTTGTAGTGGTCGCCGGCAACTTGGGTGTCGTTGGCCGACTTTGTAGGCCGCCATTCTTCGTACGCATTGCCGTTTAAGCAGCGCACGCATGTCGATTTGGCAGCTTCAGCGCTTCCAAATAGCGCGCAGGTTCCGCAGTGTTTTTCGGTCATGGTCATGGTGTGTTGGTGGGGTACTCGCTGCACCGACGGGCTTGCGCCCAGGACAGGGCCGGCATCCGCTTTCCCCCTTGATCATCAGAACGGGATGTCGTCATCCATCGGCTGCTGCGCTGGCGCTGGACGCTGTGCAGGTGCCTGGCGTGGTGCTGCGGCCGGCGCTTGGCCATCAGCTGCGCGTGGTTCAAACAGCGAACAGATCACGCGGTCTTTGCCTGGTTCGCGTGGTGCGGCCGCCAGGTTGACCATGGGGTCCAGCAGGATGAATGGGCCGTTGTCGCCTTGCATCACCGCGCCGATGTTCATGTAGCGGTTTTTGGGCTGCCCTTGGCTGTCGGTGTAACTGCCGGTCTTGACTGCGATGTCGTATTTCTTTGTGATTGCCATGTAATGGTCCTCAATTGATTGATTAAAAAATCCCAGTCTTTCCTGGGTGTCCGCTGACGCATGGCGGAAAGGAGTTCACCATCATCAGCTGCCGCTGTTACGCGCCACCTGCGGCTGGGCGTCTCCGCTCTTGTTGTTCCTTGCGTTAAACAGGTCACGGATTCTATTTTGCAAAACCGCCAGCGCGGCCTCGCCTCGAATATCTTTGATGCCTTTCACGAATTTTCCGGTGTTTGTGTTGTGATAACCCCACAGGTATCGCCGGCGCTGTTGCAGCGGCATGGACAGCACGGCGCTGGCTTCGCATTCCAGCTTCCATTCCTCGGACCAGGTGCAGGTTTCGCGGCCTTCGTGCATGAGCACGCGCATGTGGTTGCAGCGTGGGTAGCAGGTCATCGGTTCAGCATCCTTGACGACTTGATGCGCAGCTGCTGCCAGACCCAGCCCATTTTGTAGCCGCGCTGTTCAGCGATTTTTTTCAGTTCCTCGACCGTGCTGGCGCGGCCGACCTCTTGGCGTTTCTCGCGCTTGATGGCGGTGATCTCGGCCAGTTCGCCCTCGGTTTGTGCGACCACTTTGGGCTTGGCCACATGCGCGTGGCCGCAATTCGGGCACACGGGCGCTGGCGTGTAGACGAAATAACACCGTTCGCACTGGCGCACTGCCTCGACGGCTTCGGCCGACCTGGTGCGTTTTTTCACGCCATCCAGCGACCATTCGCGTGCCTCGGCCGGCAGGCCGTGGTGCAGTGCGTTGCCGGCGTGGTCCAGCACGATGCAGTCGGTCTTGCCTTGGTGCAGGCGCAGGCCGCGGCCAACGCTTTGCAGGTACTTGGTCACCGACTTGGTGGGCGCCAACAGGATGATGCAGCTGACCGCTGGGCAGTCGACGCCGGCGACCCACAGCTGGCAGTTCACCACCACGTCGATGCGGCCGGCTGCCAGGTCGACCAGCGCGGCGTCGCGGTCTGTTTGGTCGCTGCTGCCGCTGATGGCCACAGCACGATAGCCGGCACCGTTGAACATGGCTGCCGTGTCTTCGGCGTGCTTGACCGATGTGCAGAACACCACGGTCGGCCGGCCGTGCGCCAGCTTGCGGTAGTGGCTCACCGCGTCGCCGGTGATGGTGGGTTTGTTCATGGCTGTCGACAGCTGGCCTTGCGCATAGTCGCCGGCAATGGTGGCCACGCCTGTCAGGTCTGGCTTGCTGGGTGCGAAATACCGAATGGGCACCAGCATGCCCATGTCGATTAGATCTTGCGTGCCGCACGTCTGCACGATGGTGTCGGCCACCTCGCGCATGCCGCGGCCGTCTAGGCGCACCGGTGTGGCTGTCAGGTGCAGCAGCAGCGGGCTGCCGCAGTCCTCGATCACTTGCCGGTAGGTGTTGGCCACGGCCAGGTGCGCTTCGTCAATGACGATCAGGTTCGGCTTTCGGTGCATGCCAAGGCGCCGTGCTGCGGTCTGCACGCTGACCACCTGCACCTGGCTGAACGGGTCGCACTGGCGGTTCGCCATGATGAAGCTGTGGGCGATGCCTTCGGCTGTCAGCTTGGCGCTGGTGGCCGTCAGGATCTCGCGCAAGTGCGCCATGAACCAGACGGTGTGCCCACGGCTGACAGCTGACCGGATGATGGTGGCTGCGGTGTGTGTCTTGCCGCTGCCGGTTGGCGCGCACAGGATCGGCGCGCGGTAGCCTTCGCGGTACGCGTTGCGCAGCTGCTCGATGGCTTCGGTTTGGTATGGGCGCAGGCTCACAGCGGCCCCCACATGATGAAGCCCCACCAGACGACGCGCAGCCATGTGCCGATAAGCAGTGCGAAGATTACGAACGATGCCAGTGCGCTGATGTAGTTCATGCGTTTCTTTCGCGCAGCCGCTCGGCCGCTTCGTTTAGTCGTTGGATGGTGTTGGCGCGTGGCTGGCATTGGCCGGTTTTCCACTGGTGGACGGTGGCCGGACTGATTCGCGCTTCACGCAGCAGGCCAGAAACGGACGTGCGCGCACTTACCGCCAGTTCACGGATTCGCCAGTGGATTTCGGCTTTGTCATTCGTTTGCTGTAGTTTTTGTGTGGTCATTACGCGACACTATAGCGAATAAAAATTCCGTCTGCACAGTAATCCGATGTAATAATCAGCAACGCGGTGACTTGCCGTGAACTTTGAAAGGATTGGCAATAAATGAAAACAGGAATCTACTCTGGGATTTCAAACGACGACTATCACGGTGGCGTTGGGATCTCTAAATCTGGCCTTGATGTGCTTGCGCGTTCGCCGCTGCACTACTGGTCGAAGTATCTTGACCCGAACCGCGAACGCAAAGAACCGACGCCGGCCATGAAGCTGGGCACGGCCATCCACACCGCGGTGCTGGAACCCGACGAATTCCCAAAACGCCACATGGTCGCGCCACAGGTCGACCGCCGAACCAAGGATGGCAAAGCCACTTGGGAACAGTTTGTGGCCGATGCTGAAGCCGCTGGTGCGGATCTGATCAGCGCCGACGACTTCGCCACCTGCCAGGCGATCAGCCGCCAGGTGCGTGAACACCCGACAGCGCGCAAAGTATTTGCAAACGGCACGCCAGAACTGTCGGCGTACTGGACCGACAAAGAAACCGGCCTGCTGTGCAAATGCCGTCCCGACTGGCTCGGCCTGCCGCTGATCGTGGACCTGAAGTCGACCGAAGACGCCAGCGCTGAAGGCTTCGCCAAGTCGGCGTGGAATTTCCGCTATTGGGTGCAGGCCGCCTGGTACGTGGACGGCATCGAACAGGCCACTGGCCAGCGTCCTGATGCGTTCGTGTTCGCAGCCTTTGAAAAGTCGGCGCCCTATGCCTGCGCGTTCTATTTTGCCGACGAAACCATGCTCGACATGGGCCGCCGCGAATATCGCCGGCTGCTGGGCATCTTGGCTGACTGCACGGCCGCTGACCGCTGGCCAGGTTACACCACCGACGTGACGCCGCTGGGTGTGCCAGCATGGGCACTGAAGGCCGCCAACGACAACGCGCAGGTGGCGGCATGAAGTTCGGATCTGTCTGCTCTGGTATTGAAGCGGCGTCTGTCGCTTGGCATCCACTCGGCTGGAAAGCCGCCTGGCTGTCTGAGATCGAACCATTCCCCAGCGCCGTGCTGGCGCACCACTACCCTGATGTCCCAAACCTTGGTGACATGACCACGCTGCCAGATCGCATTCGATCTGGCGAAGTCGAAGCCCCAGACCTGTTCTGTGGTGGCACGCCTTGTCAGGCGTTTTCTGTTGCTGGCCAGCGCAAGTCATTGGACGATGCGCGCGGCAACCTTTCTTTGACTTTCTGTGAAATCGCAAATGCAATCGATGAACGACGCTTACACGCTGGACTTGTTCCAGGAATCATCTTTTGGGAAAACGTCCCAGGAGTTCTCAACACCAAAGACAATGCCTTTGGATGCTTTTTGGCAGAACTTGCCGGCGAAGAATTACCAATACAGCCGCCAAGGGACAAATGGACGAACGCAGGTGTTGTGCTTGGTCCTCAAAGAACAGTCGCGTGGCGCGTCCTCGATGCCCAATATTTCGGAGTGGCCCAACGACGCCGCCGTGTGTTCGTTGTCGCAAGTGCTAGAAACGACTTTGATCCCGTCACGGTTCTTTTTGAGTTCGAAGGCGTGCGCAGGGATACTGCGCCGCGCAGAGAAACGTGGGAAGAAGCTGCCTCCGGCTCTGGAACAGGCGCTGCTTTCAGTTGCGCAGGCATTGGTGCCTACACAAACGACACCGCAGCCGCCACACTCTTAAAAACTGGCCAAGACCTTGGAAACGGATGCGAAGCGCTGATCACTAAAACGTTCGACTTCCAATCGTCTGGTGAATACGGAACGGCACCGGTAGCCGCAACGCTTGCAGCGCGTGACTACAAAAGCGCGAAGGATCTGGCTGTGATGCCTATCGCATTCCCAGCCAACCTGTCAGGCACTCAGCACGCCAGCACTGAAGATTTGGCGCCATCAATGGGCGCAAAGAATCCGACGGCGGTAATGCAGCCTGTTGGCACCGACATTTTTAATGGCGCGATAACAGGTGATGTAGCTGTTCCGCTGACGCATAGGTCTGATGGCACAGGAACTGGGCCGACTGTGATGGTGGCGCAGGCTATTGGCACTGACTGCTACAACGGCAGCATCACAGGCGATGTGGCCGCCACCATGGGCACACCTGGCAGCAGCATCAACGCAAGCGGGCCAACGGTCATGGTGGACATGGCTGTGCGCCGCCTAACCCCTGTCGAATGCGAACGCCTGCAAGGTTTCCCCGACAACTACACCAACATTCCATGGCGCAAGGCGTCCGAAGCACCAGACGGGCCGCGATATAAGGCGCTCGGCAACAGCTGGGCCGTGCCTGTGGTGCGATGGATTGGCGCGCGAATTAACGCCGCGGTTCTGACGCCAGCCAATGACAACGCAGTGCAAGCCACTCAGGTGGCCGCATGAAACACCTAGTGATGGCCTTGGCCATGCTGTCCGCGACCTCGGCGCACGCAGAGTTTTACGACGGCAACCGGTTGCTGCAACGCATGAAAGGCGATGCACTCGACCAAATGGCGGCGCTTGGGTACGTGGCCGGCGTCTGGGATGCCTACATGGGCGTCCTGATTTGTCCACCGCCAAACGTGTCGCTGAACCAAGCCCGCGACCTTACGCGCCAGCTGCTCGAAAAGATGCCGGAACGCCGCCACCAGGGCGCTGACCGGTTCGTGATCGCAGCCGGCGCCACAAATTTCCCATGTCCTAAACCTGGCCATCCGGCCTAATACTTGAAAGCAAAAAATGTCATTTGAAATCGTCCCAGCAAAGCGCCAAGGCGCACGCCTCTTGATCCAGTTGTCGGGTCCATCCGGTTCCGGCAAAACCTACACCGCACTGCAGCTGGCGTTCGGCCTTGCCGGCAAAGACGCCAGCAAGGTCGTGCTGATCGACACCGAAAACCGCCGCGGTTCGCTGTATGCCGACATACTGCCTGGCAAAGCGCAGTTCAACAAACTGGACTTCTACGCGCCGTTCAGCCCAGACCGATACATCGAAGCCATCGACGCTGCATGCCGTGCCGGTGCCGAAGTGATCGTCATCGACAGCGTGACGCACGAATGGGAATCTGAGGGTGGCTGCGAATGGATCGCAAACCAGTCGCGCTTCCCCGACTGGAAACGCGCCAAGGCTCTGCACAAACGCTTCATGACGCACATGCTGCAGTCGCCGGCGCACATCATTGCCTGCACCCGTGCACGCGAAAAGGTCGACTTCACCGACCCCAAAAACCCGATCAAGCTGGGCATTCAGCCGATCCAGGAAAAGAACTTCAGTTACGAAGCCACCGTCAGCCTGATGATGCACAACCAGGGTTACAGCCAGGACGTGCTGAAGTGCCCAGCTGAACTGCAATCGGTGCTTGGCCGTGGTGAAGGTTACATCGGCGTCAAAGAAGGCCAGCAGCTGCGCAAGTGGGTGGACGGCGCCGAACAGGTGGATCCAGCCATCGAACACCACCGCGGTCTGTTGCTGAACGTGACCGAACAAGGTTTGGCGGCGCTTCAGGCAGCATGGATGGCCACGCCTGCCAATATCCGCAAGGTGTTGGGCGATAACTTCAAAGAACAGCTGAAGGCTTCCGCAGCGGCATTCGACGAAGGTAGAAAAGCAGCAGGGGCAATGCCGACCCCCGACGCTATCGCGGCGCTCAATTCGAGCGATCAGCCTGTGGAAAATGATCAACCGTCTAATATCGGCAATCCAAATTTCGAGACAAATGGGGGTGTAAATGTCTTTTGACAACGGGGTAAATGACATGCCTGGAAATACGCAATACCTCACGCCATCAGAACTGGTGGCGCGCTACAAACAGACCATCACCATTCG